CAGGGCAGGTTCAATGGCGAAGGACGGCGCGCCCTGCGGCGCCGCGCCTCGCACTTGCGCATCCCGATCAACGGGGATGGGCACGATCGAAATCTCGAAGGGTTCCCAATCCACGGCGCGGTAGATCATCTCGCCGCTCACCGGGTCGGGGCGCTGGTCATAGCGATGCACGCGATAGCCGATGCTGACGGCGCGCAGCGTGCCATCGGCAATGCGCTGCCAGAGTGGTTCCACATCGGCCGCGGCGGAGAATTGCAGCCGCGCATGACCGCGCCCGCCTTCAAGCCGTGCGGCGATCACACGGCCCAGCACATCGCGCGCATCGCTGCTGCGATGGGTGTTCAGTACCGGCGCATTGCCGGAGCCGAGCTGCGCCATGCGCACCGCATTGGGCGACATGTCCAATTCCTCGGTAATGCCGCCGAGGGACGGGACAAAATTGCGCGCCCGCGCGCCGGTGGACCAGACGACCTCAACCGTGCGTGCGGCACGATCCACGGTCGCGGGTGCGGTGATCGCGCGCCGCGCGGTGATCGATTGCCCATCAGGGGGAAGTCGATCGGACAAAACGGGATCAACCGGCGCGGGATCGCTCCCGCCCGGATCGGGCGTTTCGGTCATGGGGTATTCCTTGATCGTGAAGATTAAGGCGCGGCGTAGCCTTGCAGATTGGCAATCACGACGCTGCCCGCGCTGACCGCCTGGACATTCAGCACCGCATTCGCCGTACCCTTCAGCGGGCTTGGAAAGCTGATGCCCAGCAGACCGCTATTGGCCGGCAATTGGCAGCGCCACAGCACCGTTGCCGCGCCATCCTTGATCTGAAACTCGGTCGCCGTGGCCGAGGCATTTTGGACTTGCAAGCCAGTGACATAATTCCGGATGCCAGCCCCCGCCGCGGCCTTGGCCGCCGTATCGGCAGCAGTAGCAAGCCCGACAAGCGGCCCGGCATAGGACCAATCCAATTCAGGGATGGAGAATGGCTTGCTGATCAGCGCGCCCACCAGCGTCGTGATCAAATCCGCGACATCACCAGTCGCAACCGCCGCATAATTCGCCGTCGCGGCGCGGCCACCGACCCGCACCGGCGCACCCGCAAGCACTGCGTCATGCGCAGCCTGACCGACAATGGCCGGCGCTGCTGGCATGCCAACCACATTCACCGCGACGCTCTGGCCCGCCACGGATTGCCCGCGCCCGGCCGTGATCTCCGCCGTCAGTTCCGCGTAATCCTGCACGGCCAGGAATTGCACCAGAGCGTTGCTGCTGCTCGCAGGCGGCGTTGCACCATTCAGCCAGCGCAGCCGCACCTTATAGAGCGCATTGGGATCTGGGATCTGCTGATGCCGACGATAGGAATTGGCCCGGCCCGTGGTGGCATCAAGTGCACCACCATGAAACCAAGCCTCATCAGCGAAAGCCTCGATCTCATAAATCCCATTGCTCGCGGTCGAGGGAAAGGTCGAAACCGCCGAGGAAAGCCGCGCGAGACCACCATTCTGCACCTCATACTTCGCCTGGGCAGGGTTGGTGCCATCAAACAGCAAGGCCGCCGCATGCAGCCCATCGGGCAGGCCGGTCTCGCGGTTGACGCTCACGGCCTCGACCAGGAAACCCTGATTGGCAATGCGCTGCGACAGCGTCACCGCGATCGAGAGGCGAAAGGGGATGGTGAAAACCTCGGTGCTCAGCAGCCAGGTTTCCGCATTCGCCGCGATGCCGCTGGCCATGGTCAGCACGCCGCCGGCGACACCAAGGCTGGCGCCGCTGCCGATCTGCTGCGTCCATTTGCCGGGGTTGACCTCACTGCCGTTGAAGCTGTCGCGCCATTTCTTTTGGACGCTCTTTACCTTGAGCATATCCTCAATGGGATCATAGCCGGCTGCGGTCATGGTGCTGCTCCCGGTGTGGTTTCTGGGCGTGGCGGCGCTGCTGCACCAGTGGCGGCGATTTCCACCGCCGCCATTTGCGCCGCGTCCTGCGCACCACCGGATTTGGCGACGCGCCTGGGATCGGTATCAAGCGAGATGCCCGCCGCATCGAGCGCAGCATTGGCTTCACGGATCATCTCGACTGCCGAGCGGAAATCATAGCCAAAGGCGCCGGCGGCTTCGGGCTGCGGCACGAAGCCCGCACGCACCTGGGCGATCAGCGCGGTGGTATCCTTCAGCGGGTCGATCATTTCATGCGCTGGCGGCACATGCGCGACACCCTTCGGCATGGCATCCGCCCAAAGGCCGAGCAGCGCGCCCTGCGCGTGAAAGCGCTCGGCGATTGGCCGCACGAGCATCGGGATCAACATGCCGTATTGCATCTGTTCGCAAAGGCGCCGGAATTCGATCTTGCCGGCGCGGAGACTGGAGTAATTCGCCTGGGTCAGATCGCCGGAAACTTGGTCGTAGGTGAGGCCCGCACCGACAGCAGCAGCTTCAAGTGAGCGTCGCGCGAAGGCAGTGTGCGACCCACCGCCCGAGGGGTTGACCACACTTACATCACCCTGGCCACGCCGATAGAGGATCATCCCCGGCTCAAAGCTCTCTACCGCGCGGCCTTGCGCGTCACGCAACAAGCCAGGATTGGCGTCGCTTGGTTTGGTCAAGGTTTCCTCGCCGTCGTCGGTCACCACGGCAGCGAGGCACGCCTCAATCTTGGCCTTCATCAGAAGCGCGGCCTCGTAATCGCCAAGGTCACGCAGACGCAGCAGCACGGGCGCGAGCCAGGAGACATCGCGTAATTGCCCGGGGCGGCGCTTGCGGAACACATGCAGCACATCGCGCGCGGGGATGAAATCGCTCGCCAGCCGCGCGCCTGGCAGCATCCAGGCACCAGGATGGGTGGGGAATAGCCAATAGCCAATCGGCTCGCCAAAATTCCCAAGTGCGATGCCCTGGATGGTCGGCGCCCCATTCACCACGCCATTGCGTGCCGTATCCAGGTGATCGCTTTCCAGCACCTGCAAGCTGAGGCCGATCGGGTTCCGCGGCGATGTCGGCATGGTCAATAGCCGGATGAAGCATTCGCCGCTTTCGACGACCGCGCGCATGGCCAGCGCCTGCAGCCCATAAAGATCAAGCTTGTCCCCTGCATCGCAGGCGGTGCTTTCCGCCCAGGCCTGCCAGGCGTTGCGATGCGCGGTTTCTGGCCAGCGTGTCGTGATGCCCGCCCCGACCGCATTGCCGGTCCAGAGATCCACGATGCGCGCCGCATAGGGATCATTGCGCACCGCATCGCGCGCGCGCCTCGCGACGCTGGCGGCGGCCATGCCGACTTCGCCATTGGCACTGCCGCCCGAGGGCGACCAGGCCGAGGCTCGGTTCTCCTGCGCAGCCGCGTAACCCCGGAGGGCATTCCAGGCGGCGCGCAGGTGAAGCTTCATGAGGCGGGGGCCGTAACGCTATCCAGCAGCGCGCCAGCCGCTTCGGCGATTGCGCCATGGCGGGCCGCGCGATCCGCAGCGACCCAAGCGAGCGCAAGGCTGGCGGCTTCGGGTGGCGAGAGTTCCTTCTCCCAGGCGATCTGACGCAGCCGGGCGAAGGCACGGAACGCCTCCTCCGGCACGCCAAGCGCAGCCGCCAGCGTGGCGGGTTGCCAATGCGGCTGTTCCATCATGCGTTCCTTGTGAAACTGGCGAGTGTGACGCCCGGCCGCCGTGCGGTGGCATTCTCCGCGCCGTAAAGGGCGGCAATGGTGCGGCCCAATTCATCCAGGCTGCGATATTCGACGGTGCGGCCTTCGAAGGTCACGCGCGTGACGCCGCCGGTATAGGCGGAGGCCAGCACGGCTGCCCGGCTACCGGCAGGCTGCGCAAGCGCCCAGGCGAGAGTTGCGGGGTCCAAGGCGGATCACCCGCCCGCGGCACGCGAGAGGGCACGCAGGATTGGCAGAATCTGCGCCCCACCCGCGCCAAGCGCGACTAGCACCGCGACAATGCCCCAGATCGCCCCCTCAATCCGGCGTGTCTGCTTGCGTAAGCCGCAGATCTCCGCGCGCACCGCCGTGTAGCGCTCGGCACAGCGCTCGACATGCAGCGCCAGATCCTCGCGCTCACGCGCGTGGAGTTCCCCGTTACTCATGATTTCCTCGCTGATAAAGGGATTACCGAACCGGGTGTCAGGGAAGAGGTATTTCACACCCCCGCAGAGCTACCCTGAAGCTAGCGGTATTTCAGGCGGCCACCGCCGCGCCCAGTCAGTTACAGGTGGCGGCCGACATCCATGCGCTGATGCAGCACGCGGACGACAATAAGTTCCCGCTCGGTGAGGCGATAAAACACAAGATGCGAGCCGACCGCGTATTTGAAGTAGCCGTCGCGGATATCGACAACCCGTCCGGTTTTTCTGCCGGTCGCCAGACCATCGAAAGCATCTACGATGGCAGCATGGTAACCGTCCGCCTGCTCAATCGACCAATTTCTATATGTGTAGAGCCAGATTTCTTCGAGATCCGTTTCCGCCCTGGGTGACAGCAAACAAACCCGGCGTTTACCCGGCATGTTTGCTGCGCATGCGCTTGAGGAACGCGCCATTGTCAAACGGTGCCGGTTGGCCGGATTCCTCACCGACAATGAGCGCTTCCTGTAGGGCCTTCACCTTGGCCTCATGCTCTTCCAGCAAACGGAGACCCGCCCGCACTACATCGCTGGCGGAGCCATAACGGCCCGATTGAACCTGCACATCGATGAAGTTGGCGAAATGGTCGCCAATTGAAACAGACGTATTGCGCGCCATGACCCACCTCCTGGCTAGTGCCAAGATATACCAATTTTTGGTATCGGACGCCACCCCCCCTTCTTTCTGCACAGAGGTATCGGCCATGCAAAAGTAATCACCGCAACCAACCGCCGCGCGGCGCAAGCCAGCCTGGGCGGCGCATCAGTGGTGGCGGATCAGGGTTTGGCGCTGGCTTAGGCCGGGGATGTTCCAGCATTTCCAACGGCGCATTCGCGATGTCCTCACGCAGCCTGTGCCAAAATCGCTCGCCATACCGATCGGCGCCCAACAACCACAGCGCCGCGCGCGCCAGCACCGCGCAATCCAGCGCCTCATTCCGATCCCGCAGCTTCGCCCATTCCTGCCGCACAAAGCCGCGCCTGTCCTTCACCTGGTGCAGCTGCTCGGCCACTAGCTGCTTGACCCATTCAACCTCGATCCCCTGCGGCAAATGCACCCAGCCAGGTGGAAATTCCGCTGCCTCGCCACGCCCAAGCCAAAGCCGGCGATAGAGATCAACCTTCCAGGTCGAAACCGATACCGTCCAAAGCTTCAAGCCGCGCCGTAATTTCCGCCCATCCACCAGCGCATCAACCGGCGTCGGGCCCTGCACCGGCTGCGCGCGATTCCAACCATCCACGCCCTTGGTCGGCGCAATGCGTGGGTCGCGCAGCCTGCGCAGATGGCCATACACAGCCGCTGTATCGCGTCCGCCGGTATCAACACAGGCCTTGGCGATGCGTATCGCGCCGCCATTCGCCCGCGGCCAATCCCGCGCCAGCAATTCCGCCAGCGCATCCCAGGGCGCGCGCTCGCGCGGGCTGCCGGCAATGACGATGTGATCCACAAGCCAGGAGGAATAGCCCTCCGCCCAGGCCCAGATATCGCATTCCAGCCGATCATCCTGCACATCCACGCCGGCCGTCAGCACCAGCGCGTCCTGCGCCACAACACCCAGCCGGCAATCCTCGCGCCGTTCCACCAGGCGTTCCCAATCCGGCGCCTCGCCACGATCCTGCCAGGTCTCGCCAAGCACCGTGTTGCGGAAGGTTTTCAGATCCTCAGCCTTGCCCTGCGCAGCCTCCCAATCGCGCGCGATCTGCTCCCAGGACAACCAGCCGACCGGCGAATAAAGCGCCGAGATGTGAAAGCCGATGGTATGCGGGTTCTCCGCCGTCGCTGTTGGCCGCCATTCGCCGGCGGCGAGCATGGCGGTCTTGTGATGTTCCTCAATCGGCGTGTCGCAATCCTCACAATGGTAGCGGACGCTGCGCGGATCACCCTTCTCCCAGATCAGCCTTTCGAATTTCAGCCACTGCATGGCGCCGCATTGCGGACAGGGCAGGAAAAAGCGCCGCTGGTCAGATGCCGCGTATTCCCTTTCAATCCGGCTGCGCCCGGCGATGGTCGGCGTTGACACCAGAAAGGCTTTCCTGCGCCAGCCGAAGGTGCGGGCTCGAGCCTCGGCGAGAGCAATCGGATCGCCTTCGCCTTCAATGTCACCCGGATAGGCGTCTACCTCGTCCAGAAACAGAAACCTGGCCGGCATGGATCGCAGCCCGACCGCACTATTGGCGCCCGTCAGCACCAGAATACCGCCGGGGAATTCCTTGGACAGCATCGTATTGCCGCTGTCGCGCGCGCGGGCTGGCGCCACGCGGTCCCGGAGTGCCGGCGTTTCCTCCAGCAATGGGTCAATGCGCTGACGGGAGAAACGCTTGGCGAGTTCCACTGTGGGCTGCACCGCGAGCACCGGCGCCGGGACGTGATGCAGGATATAGCCGAGCCAATTATTGCCGGCCTCGGTCGCGCCCACCTGCGCCCCCTTCATGAACACAATCCGCCGCGCCGGATGGACCGCGGACAGCGCATCCATCACATCGCGGAGATAGGGCGTGCGGCTGGTGCGCCAGGGGCCGGGTTCGGACGATGCACGGCTTCCCAGGATGCGGTGTTGCTCAGCCCATTCTGAGACAGTGAGTTGCGGCGGTGGACGCAGCATGGCCCCGGCACGGCGGCGCACATGTTCACGCGTGCGGCTCTCACTCGCCGCCGATGCCGGGAGGGTCAAAGCGATCGGAAGCCTCCGTCAGAAGCTCATTGATGTGCTGCTGCAGGATGGTTTGCAGCAGATGGGGCTCGATGCCGAGTTCGGCGGCAATCACGCCGGCCACGCGCGCGGGCCAGTTCAGCAGCGCGTCGCGCATCGTGCTGGCGATTTCATCAATCGTCGCATTGGCGGTCGCGACGTCCAGCAGGCGGCCCTTGCTTTCATCGAGGGCTAGGCGCTGGGCTTCGACCTTCAGGGCAAGCTGCGCCACTTTCAGTCGGGCGAAGGGCGTACCCTCAGCCGCTGTGCCGCCGCTAAGCGGAGAACGCTGTGGGTCCGCGGTCTCGCGCATCTGCACCCGCAGCTTGGCGATGTCCCATTGGCCGTCCGGTTCGCGCGTAATGCGTCCCGTGCGTTCGGCCTTGTGCATGGTGGTGTCGCTGACGCCAAGGCGTCGTGCTGCTTCGCGCGTGGAAGATGTCAGTTCAGCCATGGCGGCGACCTCCCGCCGCGCGTTGGTAGGGGTTCAGGAAATGATCAGCCTATCAGCGCCTTAAGCTTCGCGCGTACTTCGGCGAGTTCCGATGCGGAAACGCGACCCTTCCGTGTGGCGCGGCGCGCTTGCCAATCCAGGCTTTTGACCTGATCTGCCAGTACCACGCTCGCGGGATTTCCCTTGATAGTGACTTCGAAAGGATAGCCCTTGATGCGCGTTGTCAGCGGGCAGCACACCATCAAGCCTGTCTTGCCATTATAGGTCGCCGGGCTGAGTACCAAGGCCGGGCGATGACCAGCCTGTTCGTGGCCAGCCTGTGGATCGAATTCCAACCAGACGATATCGCCAGCTTCCGGAACGTAGCGGCGACCACTCACCAGATTTCGCGCCCCATGGGGGGGCCTGTTTCAACCGCATCGTGTCTATTCTTTTTGGTAATGCCATTGAGCAGCGTATCAAGGTCATAGCTCGGCTCACGAATGGGTGTGATGACGATGCGACCGTCTTCCTCTTTCACTTCGACCGGCTGGTCGAGCGAAACCTTCGCTGCTGCCATGACGGCGGCAGGAATACGCAGCGCAGCGCTATTGCCCCATTTCTTGACGAGCACCTTCACGGTGGTAGCTTTCCTTTTAGCTTAGGAAGCCTGAATAGCGCTTTGCACCCTTTAGTGTCAACATTGTAGATACTCCGTCAGCGCGTGGCTTGGGCCAGGGCCAACCCGCGCAAACGCTGGAAAGCAGCAAGGGCAGCTTGCCAGTCTGCTTCGTGATCGGCGCCAATGCGCTTGAGAGGAGCGAGCGTCACTTTTCCCCGGCTGTAGTAGTCGCCCTGCATGCACGCGAGCCATCCAGAAAGCCCTTGCGCGGTGAGCGCATCACTCACGCCGATGATTTCCATATCAGTGGGCGGTGTTGCGCGCCCAAGCGACATGTGCCGGCCATCGGTGCCGAGCACGATCCAGCGTTGCTGTACGCCGGCGCTCATCGCGCCGGCTCCGCGTTGCGAATTTGCGTCAGCAATTCGCCGAGCCTCCGGCGCCACACGCCCGCGCCATCGATGCAATAGGCTGGGCCGTATTTGCCAGTACCGCCCTTCCGCGCTGCGCCGAGCCAATGCGCGTGGCTCAGCCGGGCGTGTTCAGCAAGACCCTTGAGTTTTGCGGTTTCCATCTGCTGCATCTTCAATCTCCGTCCTACGGGGCGGCATGCCCTTCGCGTGACGGACGCTTCGCGCTGTGTTTCGCGCGAGCCAAGACAATTAAGCGCCAGGGATCGTGATGACCCCTGGGCTTGGCAATCATTCATGCCGCTGTGGCTGCGCAGCTTCATTCTGCCACGCGGTAGACAGTGTAGGACCCCTTGGCGCCCTGCTTGTTTGGGCCGACTTGGCGAATGCGCTCCGCAATCTCCACCGTGATGCCCTGGCGCTTTTTCAGCCCGGCGAAAAAGCCGCGCACCGTATGCTGCGCCCAGCCGGTTGCCTCGGCGATTTGCGCCACCGTCGCGCCTTCAGGGCGGCGGAGCATCGCCAGCACCACCTCCTGCTTCGTGCCCTCGCGCGGCTTGCGCGGCGCGCCCGTGGCGCGTGTGCCGCGCCGTGAGAGCGCGTTGCGCAGCATGTCCATCGCGCGCGTGATGGGGTCCTTCTCTCCATTCGCGGACGGTGTTTCCTCCCAAGCTGCCAGCAGGCGTTCTGCTGCCTCGCGCAGGTTCACGCTTCCCATGTTAGGCGCCTCTGGCGCGGTTGGGGCGGGTCGTTCCACCACCGCGTCGTCCGGCTGCGGCGCGTTGTCTTCCCCGCCCTGGGGCGCCGTGTCGGGCGCCGCGCGCCCTTCATTCGGGTCGATGCCAATCGCGCGCAGCCCCTCATCCGTCACCTGGATCAGGATCGGCGTGCCATCCCCATCCTTGCGCCACACCATCGCCAATTGATCGCGCGGTGCAGCAACCTCAATCAGCAGGCGGCTTTTTATCAGGCTGTTCACCACCGCGCGGCAGGCAGCGACTGGCAAATGCTTCGGCGCAATCGCCAACAATTGCGGGTGCTGCGCGCCATGGCTCAATACAATCCGCTGCGTGTCAGAAAGCTTCATCGTCTTCGTCTCCGGTTGCGGGCGCCGACCATCGGCCCCTACTGCCGGGAGCCCCGCGGGCGGACCCTGCGGGGCAGTGCGGCGCCGCCTCGCGGCGGGTGGCGCTTCAGTCTTGCGCTTCGGCGGCGATGCCTTCGTTGATCACGAAGCCCGTCAGGTAAGGCAGGCCGGCGGGGATGCCTGTCTCGCGGCTGGTGCGCTGGGTGATGCGCCAGCCCATCCATTCCGCGGTGGTTTTCGCAATCGCGTCCGCGAGGCTCGCGCCGTGATGCATCTGGCTATTCACCCCATCCGCGAAGTGGCGCCCGTAGCGGCTGTCGAGGAAGGCGCGGACCGAGGCGGGATCCGTGCTGGTCGCGTTGTGGATCGCGGTAAAAGCGATCGGCCAAGCTTGCTGCGCGTGTTCGCGCATGGTGCCCCAGAAACCCCAGTCTTGGTTTTCGGTAGGAAGGATCGTGCTCATCTGTTTGTCTCCGTCATCGGCGGGGAAGATCCCCTGCGCGTGACAGACCATTAGCGCCGTGATGGGGGCTGAGCCACGCGAAATAGAGCGTTATTTCATTGCTATGATTCAGGCGTTTTGATCATGATGTGAGGGCCAAATGGCAGCACCATTCGGCCCTCGCTTGGCCTTATCGGCTGCGCTTTCTGTTGCGCTTCGCGGCGGCTTGTCCGGCTGCGTAGGCTTCCGCGAGAGAGTTTCGGATCGACCAAACCGCGACATCGTGAAAGTCGAGCGCATCGCGGTTTCTGGTTTCCAGCGTTTCAACCGAGGGCATGTGCCGCTTGGCGTAGGTCAGTCCCAGCGAGTATGTTAGCCAGCTTTCTGATAACCGATCAGGTGTAGGGACCGGACAGGAACACAAGCCGCCAAGACACCGAATCATTTCTTAACGACGAGGTGCTCATGGCTCGCTCGTGCCGAGTGGATTTGGCTAGGGGTTCCACCCCCGCTGGGCGCAAGGGTTCGATGAAGCTGGACCGAGCCGATGTCCCCGGCCTTCCTCCATATCGTTCCGTGTGAGCACACAGATCATGTGCCACCAACTCGCCGCCTAGTTCGGCTGAACACTCACCAGATCAGCAGGCGCGAGGCGCCACAACGAAGTCCTCTTTCGCCACATCCGGACTATCTTCGCCTGCAAGGAGCATGACGGCCGGTCGGGCCACTTTGGACTTGTCGCGGTTTTGTGCCGCTCCTCTGATCACATATTGTGCAGCAAAGGAGATGAGCCATGAGCACAGGCAGAACGGATGAATTTCGCAAAGAAGCGGTACGCATAGCGCTGACCAGCGGTCTTTCGCGGCGCCAGGTTGCGGATGATCTGGGGGTCGGCTTTTCGACCCTGAACAAACGGGTGAGCGCGCACCGGGACACGGGTGTGGTCTCTGCCGAGGACCGCGAGCTTGCGCGGGAGAACGAACGACTTCGTCGTGAGGTCCGTATCCTGAAGGAGGAGAGGGA